TTGAGCACGCCGCCCTTGACCGTGCCGTGCCAGGGATTGCCCCACATCACGAACCCGGCAAGAATTCCGACGTCCTTGATGTCTGGAAGATCGCTCACGTTTTCACCACGCGCACGACAAACGTGAACAGGCCGTCGGTGCTGACCGCCGTCACTTCCTCGCTGTTGACCTCGCCGAGCTGGCGGCGCTCAAGTCCTGTTTTTGCGCGGATCGGCTGGGGTGTGGCAGGGGTGTCGAGCCGCTTCTCGGCGGGCGGCTTGTCGATCAGGCGGTTAAGATCAGCCTTCATTTAGACCGGCGTTTCCAGCAAGGTCTGCGTGGTCAGCGAAATATCGGTATAGCTGCCCGCCACCGCCAGCGCGGAATCGCGGCGGGTGAAGATCGGCACCGCGTTGGCGATGCCGCTGGTGATGCTGGTCGACAGCGTGAGCGCGGCCCCTGCGGTTGCGGTATCCAGCCCGCCGGACGACAGCGCCAGCTTGAACTCGGTGGCCGGTGCGCCGGTAAGCGCATCGCTATCAGCCACGCTGACCGCGATGGCGGTCACGCCGGGGTTGGCATTCACCTGCGCCTTGTTGCCGGTCACCGTGCTGCCGAGGTAGATGGTCTTGTCCACCGGGCCGAGCACGCCTGCGGTGTCCTGGGTTGCGGTCAGCGGGTTGAGCGCGGTGATTTCCTGAGTCAGGCTGGCGTCGTGGTAGAACTTGAATGAAATTGCCATGATGAGAATCCTTTATGCAACGGTGAAAGTAAGCGGATCGACCGGAATCACGATGCTGCGCGCATCGTTCACCGGCAGGTCGAGCGGGTTGCGATCGGCATCGGCCACGCCGGGCATCTGCACGCGGAATCCGGTGACGGGATAGCTGCCTGCGACATAGAACGGGTTGGGGTAGCTGACGCTACCCTGGCCTGGAACGTCCTCGACGCTGATGGTTTCTGGCGGGTTGAGCAGCAGGCCCATCAGCGAGTCGCTGTAGGGGGTGACGCCGTAGGTATTGACCCACATCGACAGCACTTCTCCCGGCCAGTCCTGCGTTTCGGCGGCCGCGGCGGGCGGGTCAGGCGGCGCCAGCATGTCGGGGGTAAGGATGCCCGCACCGCCAGCGCCGAAGATCGCAAGATCGAACGCGCTCACCGCGCTGCCTGCCTGGAAGTCGAGCGTATGGATCACGCGCGCCACCTTGCCCACCGCCTCGACGTCGCCGGTCGCAATCGCCACCCGCTTGTCCACGTCCAGATCCGGGTTGCACAGCACCGCATTGCCGACTCGTGCGCTGCGGTGGCTGCCGAAGATTTTGACGCGGGCCATGTCCAGCAGGGTCTGGATAGCGTACTCGGCATCTGCGCGCGGGGCATCTGGTGCGTAGTCCATGTCGCCGCCGTCCGGCATCAACGGCTCCACATCGAGCGCGGCCTCCCATGCGCCACCGTCGAATTCGCTCTCCAGCGCGCCGCGCAGCGTATACGCCAGATCGCCGTTGGCGGCCACCGATTCGTCCGCCGTCACCAGGATGCCGTATTTTTCAGTCACGGTCTGGCTGTGGCGCTGCGCCAGGTGCAGGATCGCCATGTCGATCGAGCCTTCGGGCGGGCGGATGAAGCCGCCGGATGAGTGCGGCACCGCCGCGGGCGCCGGGTAGAACACCGCCTTCGTAACCATCCAGCCAGATCCGCCCGCCGCGCCGAGAATGTCCTGCTGCGTCGGGTAGGCCCAGCCGACCGGCGCCATGTCGATATTGGTGCCGCTCCAGCCAGACGAGGTGTAGCGCTGGCGCAGGCGCGGGTAGCGATAATCAAATTCGATATGCACCTTGTTGACCAGCGTGCTGCGCTGCGGCAGCGCCAGCGTGGCATGTTCGTACAACAGGTCGGACTTGCCCCAGGTCGCCCATACGTCTGCACCCTCCCACTCGGTCACGCGCAGGCCGCCGGACGCGCTGGAATCGAGGCTGGCGGCCACGGTTTCCAGGCGCGCCTTGACATAGTCCCAGGCGTCGTCCATTTCGCCCTGCACCGCTTCGGCGAAACGCCCGCCCACCAACGCATCGATCACACTGCGGTCCAGTGCGGCCACACGGTTTTGCAGGTCGTCGGTGCAGTCGAGGTGCAGCAGCGCGGTGGCGGGGTTGTAGCTCGGGGTGTCGATCCGCCCCGTGAACAGCCGGCGCGGCACCGGCACGCCATCGATCAGAAGCACATAGTCGATGTGGATGGTCTTGCCCACGTAGTCGAGCGGCACGACGGGGCCGCTGGCGGGCAGCAGGGTCACACTGGCAATCCGCGCTGCGCCTTCTTCCGCCGTCACACTGGCCTGTCCGCGCAGCCGAGCCGACACGTCAATGCCGTCGATGAGGCAGCGGGCGGTCCAGTTGGGGGAGTGTCCCGCGCCGATGACGGCGATCATGGTCGCAGCAGTGGCACCACCCGAGCCATTGACGGTAAGCGCGGTGGCAGCGTTGGCGGCACCGTCCGGCCATGACAGGGTGAGCGCGGTCAGCGCGGCGATTACGCCAGCCGTCGCCTCCACCGTGAGCGCGGTCGCAGCGGATGCGGCGTCGGTCGACGCCAGCACGGTCAACGTGGTGACAGCCTGCACCGCGCCGGACGACACCTGCACGGTCAGATTGGTCGGCGCGACAGCGATACCCTCGGCGGTGCCACCTACGGTCAGATCGGTCACGATGAAGGTCGCCATGTCGGTGTAGACACTTGCCGAACCGTCCTTGACGAACCGCAACGACAGCCAGGTCTCGGCAGTCGAATAATTGATCGTTATGTCGACCTGCGGCGTGCCCGCCGCGATCTGGTTGTATAGCGTTCCGCTGCTGCCGATGACCTGCGCGCCGTCATAATCCGGCTCGCCTTCCGACATGATGCGAACCGTGCCGCCGGCATGGCCGGCATCGAGCGGGATCAGGCACTCCGCTGTCGAGTTGTCGATCCCCTGGTTGGTGCTGTGGACCTGAAGCACCGTGGTGCCGGAACCGGAGTCCACCACCATATAGGTGAGCGTGGTCGGGGTCAGCGCCACTTAGACCTCCTCCGCCTCAAGCGTCCAGCCGTAGCTGGCGCGCGTCAGGTCGAGCGGCTCGACCGGGCCGCGGCTCCAGCAGCTCAGTTTCGGAAAGTACATGAACTGGTAGCCAGTGGCGCCGGCCACGGCGGTGGCGGTGGCGGTGTTGGTCACCACGTTCACCGGGGTGGCGATCAGTTCGTTGGCGACCACGGCCAGGGCGTAGACGTTGACGGTGAGGTCGGACCGCCGCGCGGCGGGCAGGGTGGCGCTGACGCTGGCACTGTGGATGGCGCGCGGCTGCACGCAGAGGATTTCCACCGGCGCGGACCAATCGACCCCGGCCAGCGCCAGCGGCGCCCAGCCTTCGCCGGCGATGCTGGTGGCCAGCTTGGTCCAGTGGTGCTGCGGCAGCCCGGCGCCGTTCAGCATGCGGTGCAGCACCGAGCCGCCGTCGACGCGGCGGTAGGTCTGGCTGACCGGGAAGGTCTGCAGCGCGATTTCGACGCCGGCGATCTTGAGGGTGGGCAGTTGCATCAGTTACGCCTTCCGTATTGCAGCGCGGCGGTGCGCAGGCTGTCGGCGCTGGCGCCGGTGCCGGCGGGCGCGGCGGCGTTGACGTTGAGGGGGCCGTGCTGCTTGATCACGTCGAGCAGGTGGGCGATCTCGGACAGATCCTGCTTGACCTTTTCCATCTGCGCGCCGGGCTTCACCTCGACCGACACTTCCTTGCCGATGCCGTCGAGCGCCTGCTGCAGCGTGGCGGCCTGCGCCTCGGTGGCGCGCAGCAGCTCGGCCTGGCTGGCGGCGCGGGCGCCCTCTTCGGCGCCGGCTTTTTCCAGCGCGACAGCTTCGGCGAGGCTGGCCTGCTTCAGCAGGTCGGCCTTCAGCGCAGCATCAGCCAGGCCGCCGGCCAGGTCGCGCACCGCGTCGGCCTGCGCCTGCACGTCCTCGAGGCTGGCGCTGGAGGCTTCGCGCTGCAGTTTCATCATGGCGATGATCGCGCCGAAGCGGGCGGCCGCCTGGCTCTCGGGGTCGTCCGCCACCTCGGCGGGCGCGTTGGCTTCGGCGCGCAGCTTTTTGGCCTGGCGCAGGTAGTCGGTTTCGGCCTTGATCGACGCGGAAAACGCCGACTGCAGCGCCGACCGCAGGCGCTCGGCGTCGCTGATCTGCTCGTCGGTGGCTTTCTTCAGCTCTTCGTTGTCGGCCTTGCGGTCTTCGGTGTATTTGCCGCGGTCGCGGGCGGCGGCGCGCTCGGCGGCGGCGGCTTTTTCTTCGGCGGCGACCGCGTTCTTCAACACCAGGATGCGTGCATCTAGTTCGCGCACATACCGATGCTCGATGTCGAAGCCCTTGCCGAGCACCTCGTTCAGCTCGGCCTGCGTCTTGGCGAGCTTCTGCGCATTGGTCAGCAGGTCGTCGGTGAACATCGCCGCGCCGAGGCCGCCCAGCCCGACCCACAGCGCTTTGAGCGGGCCGGCCTCCTTGGCGGCGAGCACCATCGCTTTGGTGATCTGGTTCAGCCCAGGCAGGATATCGTCCGCGACCTCAAAGCCGAGGCCGTCAGCCGTCTTTTTCAGCTTGTCCAGGTTGTCGTTGAACTGTTCGGCGGCACGCGCGGCGTCGCCGCCGACCACCACGCCCAGCGCTGCGGCTTCGTCCTTCAACGCCTGAATGCCGTCGCGCCCCTGGTTCAGCAACGGAATCAGCTCGGGGCCGATTTTCTTGCCGAAGAGATCAATGGCCAGCGCGCTCTTGTTCACCCCGTTCGGCATCGCGGCGAATCGCTCGGCGATGGCGTCCAGCGCATCGGACGAATCGGTGAACTGCGCTGGGTCGATGCGCAGCGCCTTGAATGCCTCGGCCGCGGGTCCGGTGCCGCTTTTCGCCTTATCGAGACTGTCGACCAGCGCCACCAGGCTCTTCGTCATGTCCTTGACGCCGGACTGGCCGGCAGCAAAGTTCAGCGCCGACAGGTTCTCGGTCGAGGTGCCGGCCTTTTGCGCCGATTTCGCCACCGCGTCCATCGCGTTGACGGCCTGCTTGACCTTGCCGACGAAGCCGACCACCGACAGCCCGACGAAGATGCTGCCGAGCATGCCGGTCAGCGCGACGGCGCTGCTGCCGATCGAGGCCAGCCCGCCCTTGACCGACGCGAACGCGGCCTTGGTGCGGTCGACTGCGGACAGGATGATGCGGGTAACGGGGTTGGCCATCAGGGCTTGAATCGGGCTGGAGGGTCGCTCCAACTTACCGCGCGCGCGGTTGCAACATTAGGGGCGGGTGCGACTATTTAGAAAGCGGCGCATCAAGCGGCGGCCAGCATTTCCGGGGTCACAGTTACCGAGCCGGTCTCGCCGTATTCGGTGTGATAGGTGATCGCTGCGATATTTCGTTCTGAAATCCATCCGCCACGGGCAGAGTAGGCGTCACGGGCGGCGATGGTCGTGTGCTGCATAATCGTCATGCCGGAGTGTTCCTTTATCTCTTTATGGTGCCGGTGTCCGGTATGCCCGTATCGCTTTGTAGTCGCGCCCCATTCCTTCGGAAATTGTGCGGCAAACAGCAGCGGGAGCTGGTCGTTCTTAGTCAGGTGCCCGTGGTGAAAACCAAGAAATGTCAGGCCGTGCACATAGACGTAATACGGCAATTCAGAATCTATAACCGTTACCCGTGGCTCGTTTTCATACAGCAGGCCGAACAGGTGCCGCAGCCAAACGCTCGACGCCATGTCGTGATTGCCCTCGGCCATCAGCACAATAACCTGCGCGTGATTTTTCAAGGCTCGGTCGATAACGTGGCGGAGTATCCGTGTAGCAACTGCAACAACTTTTGGAAAGCGACTGTCTGCGTCCAGCAAGTGGCCGCTGGTCGGAGTGATCGAGGCCAGGCTATCGAAGTGCAGCCAGTCGCCAAGCTGATTGATGACGCAGGTTGAAGCGCTGGGCGATGCCTGAATCAGGTAGTCGATCGCCCCGGTCAATGTCCGTTCGGCTATATCCAGATCCCAGTCCGCCCCGGTTTCCGGTGCCCACGCCTTCATGCCGACGTGGCAATCAGTCAGGGTGTAGAGCGTGCACAGGTGATCAAGGGTGTGTTTCGGGCCTTTCACGGGCTTGGCGCGGGGCATCAAAACCGTAAGCGCATCGACCGCCGCCAGCATGGCCGCCTCGACCTGCGCGCCGTCGAGCGCGGACTTGACCCACTGGCCTGCCCGGTTGCCTTCCTTGTCGTAATAGGTCGAAACACCCTTGACGACAAACGGGGCCGGGACAACGTGAATCATGTCATGGTCAGGCGCAAACCCCCGCATGGCTGCCGACGAATCATCGGTCGTTGCGCCAGGCTCCACGGCATATTTGCTCAACCATCGCCGCGTCGTTTTCGGGTCCTTGCCGGTCTGCCTGGCAAACTCCGTAGTCTTGGGCCGTCCCGCGGCGATCCAGGATTCATAAAACTCGCGTAGTGCTTCGAGGTCGTACCCTGGGTTCGCCATCAGTGCTCCTGTGCTTGATAACTGCCGCAGCGTTCGTGGAAGTACACCAGCGGCCGCGACTGGATAGGCTCATCCAGTTCGGTGTAGCCGTGGACCTCTGGCGGGATCAGCATGCACTCGCCGGCGATGTCATTGCCGCGTGGCTGCCGGTTGTCAGGGAAGCGCTCGAAGTGATAGCAGTTGCCGCAGACGCGGCGCCCATGCAAGTCGGGCGCCTTTGGCCTCACCATCGCGCCCAGGCGCCGACGCCGACGAAGGTCTCGCCGTCGCCGTCCAGCGTCGCGGTCGCGCCGATGCGCACCGCCTTGATCTGCAGCAGCTCCTGCTGGCCTTGCAGGCGGATGACCGGGTCGCCGCGCTTCAGACCATAGAACAGGCCGACCTGGCTCTTGGTACTGACCGCCAGCCACGGCAGCGGCTCGGCGCGGTCGTAGGTCTCGAACTTGCCGGTGCTGGTGTCGAGCACGGTCGTCACGGTATGCGGGCGCTCGTCGTTGGGGGTCCGGGTCGAGGCGACGACGTGCTGATTGGCGTCGGCCTGCACCGCGGGCGGCAGCTTGAGCTTCTGCTTGACGGCGGGTTTGTAGACCTGGACGGGTTCGAACACCAGAACGGGGATGGTTTCCTCGCGCTTGAGTTCGGGTGCCGGAGTCGCCGGCAAGTGGATTCCGGGCGCCGCGGGCGCGGGCTTGAAGTGGAAGTACAGCACGACGGCCCCGAACGTGGCGAACAGCACCAGCGCGATGGCCCCGTAGCGGTTCATGCGACCGGCCCCATGCAGGTCAGGTATTCGGCGTGCCGGCGCTTGGTCAGCCCTGGCAACGGTTTGCCCTTGAATTTATCCCAGCGCAGGATCTCACGGCAGGCGCCGGGGTAGTCGAGGCCGTTCAGCTTGCGCACCAGCGTGCTCTTGCAGAACGCGCCAGAACCAATATTGTAGGCCAGGCTGACGAAGGCGTCGTACTCGTGCTGTCGCAAGGGGGCCGTGACGCACTGCTTGATCGCGCCCTCGAAGCGGGTGACGTCGGCCATCGCCCGCCCCAGCGCCTGCACCGGATCGATCCTGTCGCCCAGCTTGACGCCCGTCGTGGTGCCGAAGCCAATCGTCGCCACATCGCCCGGCACCGGGGTGTAGGCTTTTTCGCGGTAGCCTTCATGGGTCAGGATGCCGACCAGCGAAGCGGCCGACAGCACCAGCGCGGCAATCGATGTGCGCTTGCCGATCATTGCCGCCCCCGAATCCAGTAGCCGAACAGCGGCAGCGCCGGCGCGCCGATCGCGGCGAGAAACTTGTCGTAGTCGATCGCGCCCGTCACCAGGGCGAACAGCGCGCCGCCGATATAAACCAGCGCAAACAGCCCGGTCAGCACCGTCACCACGTCCATCTGCTTGGCTTCGATGCTCATTTGTAAAACCCATTCTGCTGCACCAGCCGCGCCCACATCGAGCCCGCCAGTGCGGCGACCGACAGGCCGGCGAAGATGTGGCGCGGGAAGGAGTCGACGAACAAGGGCAGCACCAACTCGGCCGCCCCGAACACGAACGCAATCGCGTTTAGGCGCAGGCTCCAAGCCCGCTTGACGATTCGCTTCCAGTCATAAGCGAGCTTCATTTCGTCCGCCTCGCCTGCAGCTGCCGGTATTCGTAGTCGATGACGTAGGCGCGCGCCCACTCGACATCGGTCAGGTAGGCGGCGCGGCAGTGGGCCGGCTGCCAGAAGAAGATCGCGTCGATGAGCTTTTCGGCGCGCGTCCAGCCGGCGCGGTGGGTGTGTGCGGACAGGGATTCGTTCGGGTGCCCGTTCAGCAGCGCCGCGTTGACGGCCTGCGACAGCGCGCCGGCGTTGCGGGTCAGGTAGCCCATTATTTTCCGTTCCTCAACCGGGCAGCGACGGCCCGCTCGTGGTCGACCAGGCAGTCGCGGTCGCAGTAGATCACCTCAGCCGGCAGCGGCTTGCCGCAGTTCATGCAGTGGCCGCGGTAAATCGGCTCGGGCTTGCGGAATGCCAGCGCCTTGGCGCGGTCGCGTTCTTCCTGTTCGCTGGCGCGGTCGAAGTCGTCCATCAGTACACCCTCGACGTCGTTTCCATGAAAACCTCGAACCCCTCTTTTTCCGCCGCCGTCTTCAGCAGCAGCATCGATTCGCGGATCAGGCCGCGCCCGATGGCCACCGCCGGTTCGGTGTGGCCGCACTCGCCGGTTTGCGGCGGCGTCAGGCGGACGTAAATGCTCATGCTGATGGTCCGTCCTTCGGCCTGGTCGGCTAGAGAGACTTGCGCAGCCATCCCAGCACCCCGGCACCGATCAGGCCGACGATGAGCAGCAGCGCGGAAATCACCACCGAGCCGGCGATGTTGTCCTGAATGCGGCGGCGCCGCTGACGGCTCTCTTCTCGCTCGGCGATCAGCTCGGCGACGAAGCGCGCGTGGGTTTCAGGGTAGATGCCCATGGCGTGGACTTCTGCACGCATCTGCGCGACGACTTCCTGCGCGATGGCTTGGGCGCTGATTGTTTCCATGGCGTGGCCTCGTTGATCTTCAGCGCCGCCCTGGGGTCAAGGCGGCGGAAACGATCAGCGCTCGATGTCGGCGGCGAAGTATTGCGACAGCGTGGTGCCGTTCTTGGTGGTGTCCTGCAGCACCTTGCCGACCACCTCGAGCGCGCCGTAGTCGTCCGAGATCAGCGCCATCTGCTGCGCAGGGCTCAGCGTTACGCGGTGGGTGACGATGTTGGTGCGCTTGCCGCTGCGCGCTTCGTTCAGGCCTTCGAAGGTGAACTCGTATTCCTTGGCCGACTCGACCAGCGCCTGGATGTTGTCGACGACGGCCTTGGTGTAGCCGACCGTCCACAGTTCGCCGTCGATGGTGACGTCGGCGACGTTGGCGATGCCGCTGCCGGTGATGTTGTAGTCGGTGCCGGACACCACGGCCAGCTTGCCGGCGCAGGTAAGCACGGCGGTGCCGTCGGTGACGGTTTCGCCGATCACCAGCGGGAAGGTCGGCGCGCTGACGCCGGTGGTGCCGGCGGTGGTGACCTTGTAGTAGAAGCCGTTGGATACGGAGGGCTTGACGTAGTCTCCCAGGGCCAGCGCGGTGCTGGTGGCGTGGGTGGCGGCGGCGGCGCCGGGCGTCACCACGGTGGGCGCGGGGCTGACGGCGGGCATCGCGGCGAAGCGCGCCAGGCCGCCGGTGGCGTAGACCGCGACTTCCTCGCCAGTGACGGCGGCGGCGGCGACGGCGGTGACCGAGGCGCGCAGCAGCTTGGCGAAGTTCTCCGGGCTGTAGTCGGTCACCGTCATGTTCAGCGCCACGCCGGTGATGCGCGAGATCGCGTTGCGCTCGCCGCCGCCGGCTGTGATGTAGTTAAGCAGGGACTTGGCCTCTTCCTCCACCGAGAACGACGCAGCGGATACGTTGCCGACCTCGATGGGGGCGGCGGCGGCGCCGACGACCTTGGCGTGCCAAGCGCCTTTGCCGATGTAGCTGTAGTCTGTTGCTGCCATGATGGGTTCCTTTCGCTGCGGGTTTTAGGGGGAGTTGAAGTGGTCGACGAAGCTGAACGAGCCGCGCACCTGGGCGATGACGACGTCGCTGCCCTCTTCCGGCGGCACGATGCTGTAGCCTTCCAGCCGCGCGTCGATCACGGCGCCGTTGAGGTCGCGCAGGGCGTCGCCGAACAGCGCGCGCTTGAGGTCGCCGATCAGCAGGTGGCCGGTGGACAGCACGTTGGCCGCGACCGGCTCGGTGGCCAGCGCTTCGGCGACGAAGTTGGTGCGGACCTTGGCGTGCGAACGGTGGGCGACTTCGCTTTCGTTGTCGGCGCCGGCTTCGTGCACGCGGCAAAACGGGTAGGCCTCGCCGGGCTTGCGCGGCACCGGGCCCAGCGCCACCGAGGCGCCGGCGTTGGTGGCATAGCCGTTGGCGATGCGGATCGCCTGCAGCCGCGGCACCAGGCTGGCGATCAGGGTGTAGGCCTTGGTGCTCATTTGAGCCACCACGAAACCAGCTGGCCGTCATCGTCCGCCACGCGGTCGAGATACCAGCTGGTGCGCTCCATCGCCAGCAGTTCGGCGGGGGAGTAAGTAAGGGGGTCGGCCTGAATGCTCAGGCCGTTGGCGAACCAGGTTGCGTCCGCCTTGTGCACTGTGATGCGGTCGCGCCGCTCGCCGGTCAGTCCGAACTCGCCGACGAATTCCACCCCGCGCCGCAAGTCGGCGGGGAACCCATCGACGCCGTCGGTCAGCGTGATGTTGCCGATCCGCGCGATGACGGCGGCGGCGAGGCGGGTTTCAAGGGCGGCGAAGGACATGGTCGGCGCGGGCGCGGTCAGTCAGGCTTAGGTCTTGGTGCCGGGCACGCCGGTGAAGCGGACCTTGAGCGTGGTCATGGCGCTGGTGCCGGCTTCGAAGGCGACGGCTGCCGCGCCCGAAATGTCGCCTGCTGCCGGGGTGGCGGCGTTGTCGTCGAACTTGCCGACGGACACGTCCCACACCAGCGAGTCGCCCTGGGCGATGACGGCGGCGGTGACCTTGGGCACGGTGAAGACGCCGTCGACTGCGACCGCGCCGGTACCGGCGATGGCGATGTCGACCAGCGCGACGCCGAGGATGTTGCCCATTGCGACGACGGCGCCGGCGGAGACTGCGACGCCGGTGCCGTTGACCCAGTCGATGACGTTGCCGTCTTGCACGAAGTTGGAAGCCATGATGATTCCTTTTTATCAGGGGCCGGCGATGGCCGGCCCGTTGGGTGGGGGTTTAAGCGACGCCGGCGTTGGTGTTGCTGCCGCGGTAGTCGGTTGCGCCGACGCCGTAATCGAGACGCACTTTCCATTGGGTGCCGTCAACCGAGAAGCCGTTCACGCTTTCCAGGTAGGGCTCGGAGTTGCCGTCGAGGAAGGCAACCTCGAGAACGGGCGCGTCGATGGGGTTGGCGAACGAATAGCGGCGGGTGCCGGTCAGGCGCGGGGTGTCGACGATGTCGTCGTAGAGGTCGCGGATGACGTTGGGCTTGCGCTGGTTCTTCTGGCTGTCGTCGTCGTATTCCGCGCCGACGATGGCGCGGGCGGCGCCGCCCAGGGCCAGCGGCACCAGCAGCACGCTGGGACGCAGGTCGAGGAAGTCGTTACCGCTGACGTCGGTCTGCGATCCCATCAGCACGCGGTCGGCGTCGAGCGATGCAACCGAGATGGTGGCGCCGGTGCCGATGTTGCCGTGGTCGGCATGGAACAGCGTCTTGCCGTCTTCCATCGTGGGGCCGAGGCCGCCGTTCAGCGCCAGCAGCGCGTAGACATCGGACTCGATGGTGCGGCGCGCTGCACGGCCAAGGTCGGAGGCCAGGCCGATGAAGGCGCCGAGGTCATCGTTGATCACCATCTGGCGCGACAGGTTGATGATGTTGCCCTTGGTGCCGGCGGTGATGCTGCCCTTCTCGCCGTCGGAGATGGATTTGTTCTTGAACTCGCCCAGCTCGTTCAGCGGGTCCAGGTTGCCGAAGCTGCCGGTGCGGTAGCGCGGATTGGCGCGGAAGTCGTTGACCGATCCTTCTTTGCAGAAGCGGCTCCAGGTGTCGGCTGCCGTCATGTAGGCGGTTTGCAACACCTTGTACATCGCGTTTTCCAGCAGCACCGGGAAATCGCTGGTGGACTGGGTGAACGCGGCAGCGACGATCTGCATCTGGTCCATGTTCTGGTGGCGGATGCCGGCGGATGCCAGCGAGGCGCGGGCCAGGTCGAGCAGCTTGGCGCCGCGGAACTCGCTGTGCTTGGCACGGGCGCGGGTTTCCTTGTCGGCGAGGCCAGCGCGGGCAACCAGCGAAGCGACGATGCCGTCGCGGCGCTTGTCGGATTCGTCTTCCACCGTTTCGATGTGGACCGCGCCCACCGGCTGCACGTCGGCGGCCAGTTTGGCGAGGATCTTCTGCGACGCGGCCTGCGCGGTGCAGTCGTGGTCGTCTTCGCAGGACTTGAGCAGCTCGGGCGACCAGGCGGACGCGGCGAACGGCGCGAACTCGGCGCGGATGCCTTCGCGGCGGGACTTGTCGGCAGCGAGGATTTCGGCAGCGGTAGCCGCCAGGGGGGTGTTAGGTACGGGCATGGGAGCCTCCTGTGTTGCGGCGGCTGCCGCGATGGTGGGAACAGCCGCGGCGAGGGGCGCCGGGCTGGGTGCTGCGGAAAGGGGGTTGTCAAGGTGGTCGGCCTTGGCGCGCAGGACGACGGCAGACCGTGCCAATGCGGCCTTGGCCGCTGCTTGAAAACGTGGATAACGCGACAGGTCGAACTGTTTGTCGAGGCTGGCGGCAATCGGCAGCGCGTCGGACACGGCATGCACGAAGCCTTCGGCCAGCGCTTCGGCGGCGGTGAACCAGTGGTCCTTGCCGTCCTGCAGCAGCGCCAGGATGGCTTCGGCAGGCTGGCCGGACTTGGCGATATAGGCGGACGACATCGCCGATGCGTACTTGTCCAGCGTGTCGGCGGTGTCGCGCATCTCGGCGGCATTGCCCATGGCAAAGCCCCACGGCGCGTGAATCATCATCAGCGCGTTGTCGGCCATGCGCACATCGTCGCCGGCCATGGCGATCAGGCTGGCAATCGAAAACGCCGCGCCGTCGATCTCGACGGTGACCTTTGCCTTGTGGCGCTTGATCGCGTTGTGGATCGCCAAGCCATCGGTGACGCTGCCGCCGTAGCTGTTGATCCGCACCGTGATGTCGTCGGCCTCGATCGCCGCAAAATCGCGGACGAAGTTTTTCGCGTCGACCGATTCGCCGTCCCACGACTCGCCGATGTCGCCGTAGATCCAGACCTCGGCCGCGCGCGGCGATGCGGCGCGGGCCTGGACGATGGTGAAGGGTGACGGTGTAGGCATGGAGCGCGCCCGGTTGCTTGAGAATGAGCCCAAGGCTACCGGGGGCGCGGTTGCAGGTTTAGGGGCTGGTGCGACTATTTGCGGGGCGTGTCAGCGCTCCACGCAAAAAACCACGATGCTGCGGTCGTCCACGTCGCCGTCGGTGGTGGTCACCCGGCAGGTGGCGGTGTAGCTCACGCCCGCCGTGCAGCCGGACAGCCCCACCAGCGCCACGGTGCCGGCGGCGTGGCTCACGCCGTCGTCGTCCACCAGGATCGCGCTGTTGATCGACTCCACGCCCTTGGTGATGCCGTCCGGCACCGTCCACACGGCGCTGGCGATGGTGCGCCCGGCCAGCCAGTCGCCCCAGGCCATGCCGTAGGTCAGCGCGGCGTCGGGGTCTTTGGGGATGATGTTGCCGACGAAGCCGGTCATGGCGAGTCCTTTACGGTGTAGATGCGGTTTTCACGCGCGACGGTGTAGATGCGGTTTTCGGGGGGAACGGCGTAGAGCCGGTTGCCGATGAAGGGGTCGGCGCCGGTGGCGACAAAGGCCGACAGGCTGGCCGACAGCGCGCGCGCCGAGCGCACCGCCGCGTCCACGCCGGCGGTGAGCGTGCTGCCTTCGTGGATGTAACCCGACACGCTGGCGCCGGCGCTGTAGTGCGCGGCGATCGCCACGTCCAGCCCGGCCACCGCGCTGCGGGCCTGCCGGATCGCCGCCGACAGGCTGCCGCTGTGAGCGTGCGCCGCGCGGATCGCCGCCGACGCCGACACCGTAAGCAGCGCGGCGCCGGCCACCTCGATGTAAGCGCCCAGGCCGGCCTGCGCCTGCGCCGCCTGGCGCACCGCGCCATCGAGGCTCGCCGACACGGCAAACGCGCGGGAAATGGCGGCGCTGGCCGACGCCGTGGCGGCGCGCTGCTGGCGAACCGCCGCGCCCAGCGAAGCCGTGGCGGCGGGCTGGTGCAAAATCGCCGCACCCAGGCTGGCCTGCTCGGTGCGCTGCCCGGCCTGCTCGATCAGCGCGTCGAGGCTGGCGGCGGCGGCGCGGGACTGGCGGATGGCCGCGCCCAGGCTGCCGGTGTGGCTGCGGTTGACCCTGATGGCGGCGTCGGCGGATGGCTGCAGTACGCGCCCCAGCTGGATCGCAGCATCGGCCGAGGCGGTGCCGGTGCGGTTGACCTGCAGTGCGGCAGACAGCGCCGAGGTAGCGCTGCGCCCTTGCTGGATCGCGGCGGCCAGGCTGCTGGTGAGGGTGACGGGGGTGGTGCCCGAGCCGCCAATATCATCCGCACTGAAGTCCGCAAGGTGGACGCCGATGGTGTCACTCGGAGCATCAGCCGAATACGCCCGCACACCCGCACGCCCGGCGTCCGTGATTGAACTATCCGTGACCGAAATACTCGGGGTTTCGGCACCAGCGTGGTATAGCTTGATGGCCGTGCCGACCATCTCAAGCTTGAGGTTTAGTGTTGCGCCGTCAGCGTGAGCAACTGATATATTGCTACCTAGCTGCGTTGCGGTGCCAGCGACGAACTTGTGCAGTGCGACTGTGCATTGGGATGTACTTGATCGGTAGATCGCAGCACGATAAAGCGTGTTTGCACTGGTGGATTGCCGACCGTTGACGGCGACGCTGTTTGATGTCGTAGCGCCGAACTTGTAGCAGTTCGCCGAAACTGAGTAGTCCGCCGACGCCGGAACCCCGGAGTGGTAGTAGCCCGGAGATACCGTGGTGCTGGGCCGCAGGCGACCGCTGGCAATCTCCATGCTGCCAGTTGTGCCGGGCGCTTTCGTCCACGCGGCGTTATAGGCGCTTAGTTCGGTGTCCTCTACACCTTCGAATAGATCGGATGCGAACTGCGCCATGTATTACTCGGCTAGATCGAAGTTGTCGATGTTGAAAGCCGGGTCGCGCTGCTTGCCAATGTCGCGCAATGCATCGCGGTAGCCGTCCGCATTGCCAATAGTGGACGTGTCAAAACCGCGCTTTTGCAAGTTGGCGATCATCGCGTTCTTGACTGCGGTGTTGATCGCCGACATTTTGCCGTCAAGCGCAAAATCAGGCATGGCTGTGATGCGGGTATCTGCCCGCACTTGGGCGTGGTTCTGCGCGGCGACCAGGACGAGGCAGTCGGCATAAATCGGACGGCCGGTTTCAAGGTTGGATTGGATGCTGCCGACCCAGCTCACGCCGTGGTCTGCAACAGCAGGGCGGAACGGGTTTTCCTCGGTGCCGTCACCAATGATGTCGCTTACATAGTATTTTTTAGACATTTCTCTTGATCCAATTCACGGGTTCAAACGGCCAACGGGCCGGTCTGGATTTCGGTTTTAAGTGCGGCGCGGTTCATCACGGATACATATCCCGATCAGTCACCACGATCGACGCCCCGTGCTGATACACGCGCACGCCGTTCATCTCGGCGACCAGCCAGCACACCTCTTCCGCTTGCTCGGTGCCGACGCCCTTGACGGCGCGGCGCTTGAACATGCGCCCGGCACCCAGCAGTGAGACGGTGATGGCGCCGTCGGTGCCGTGCTGGTGCCCGGCTTCGTCGGTGGTGATTTCGTGGATCATCAGATTTCGTCCCAGGCGAAGGTGAGCGTTTCGCTGGGGGTGATGCCGCCGGCGGCGGTGGAGGCGACGGCCAGCATCATCACGCAGTGGTCGCCCTTTTCGCCGGTGCTGGAAAACGGGCCGGCGCCCAGGCTCAGGGCGGCGGCGCTGGTGTAGCTGAAGGCGTCGGCATAGCCGGTGGTGGCGGTGGCTTCGGCGGGGGTGGCGTAGGTGGCGACGGCTTTGGCGTAGAGGCTGACGCCGGTGCCGAGGCCGTTGGTGCCGTCCATGTAGGCCTTGACGTTGGTGATTTCGGTGTAGGTGCCGCCGGTGACGTTGAGCCGCAGCCATTTTTCGAAGCTGAAGTCGGTGCCGGTCTCGGGCTTGACCATGGGGTTGCCGGTGTCGACGAGGGCGTTGTCGGCGTTTTTGAAGCGGATGCTGCCGCTGGTCTTGTCGGTCAGGGTCGGGGTTACACCGTTTTTCTCGACGATCTGTACGGTTGCTGGCATGGTGCTGCTCCTTTAGTGGTCGGCCTGGGGCCGGATGTCTGTTTTGCGGGTCAGTCTTTGTTGTCGGGATCGGGGTCGACGACCGGCGCGGCGCCGAACTGCAGTCCCAGCTCGCCGGCCTTTTTCCTGAATTCGGCGATCTGGTTGAGCACGTCGGCGGGGTTGTTGCCGCGGCGGCGGATGCCTTCGAACTCGCTGGCCAGACCCGTCTCGATCATCTTCTGCCAGCCCAGCGCTTCCTTGAGCGGGTCGATCCACGGCATGGCCTGGGCGACGTAGAGCGCGTCGTTGTGGCTGCCGGCGACGACGTCGGCGGGGATGCGGACGACGCCGGAGAGGTGGGCGGCCAGCACGAACTGTTCCCACACCGGCTGCACCACTTCGCCGACGAACTCATCGCACAGCACCGCATAGTGGATGTACTGCTCGACCATTTCCTGCCGCTGGCTGGAGTAGGTGCCGGAATAGTCCTTGCTGATGCTGCTGTAGCTGGCGCCGACGCCGCTTGCTGCGGCCTTGAGCTGGCCCTGGCGGAAAGTGACGAGGTTGGGGTTGGGGCGGCTGCTGTCGATGAGTCCGATTTCCTCGCCCACGGCCAGGTCGTCGATGATCATGCCGGGTTTGAAGCTGATTTCGCGGCTGCCCTGCTTGGCGTCGGGGTCGTAGAGGTCGGGCGTGCCGCGCTTGACGTAGGCGGTCAGCATGGCGGCGATCTTGGCGGCGACGCGCTCGGACTCTTCATAGTCCTTGATGTCTTCCATCCGCGTGATGATGCTGGCGAATTCTGAGACGCCGCGCACCTGGCCGATGTGGTCGAGCGTGGACAGGTGCAGCACGCGCTCCCACGGGATGCGCTTGGTGTCGCTGGCGCCGGCGCCGTAGGGCTGGCCGATCTGGCCGGGGTTGGTTTTGAGCACATGGATCGCCAGCGGCTTGCCCCACATGTTGCGCTCGACGCCCTGGACGATGTTCTTCTTTTCGTCCGAGTAGTCCATCGGCACCAGCTCGGCCTCGAACGCCTCGAGCGAAAACGGCACGCGGGTGCCGTGGTCGATGTCGGCGCGAAAGCCGGTGATCATCTGGGCGAACACTTCGCCATCACGAATCCAGGATCGCGCCATTGCGCGCTGCAGCCGCGACCACGGCATGCGCCCGGTCACGTCCGGCGCGCGGCACCAGTCGCGGTAGGCTTCCAGCAGCGCGGCGGCATATTCGCTGTGGATGCTGCCGTCGGCCCGGCGCGGCTGCGGCTCGACGCCGATGCCGTGCGAGCCGATCATGGCGTTGACCAGCGTGCGCAAGATGCCACGCGCGATGTCGTGGTTTTTGGTGAGGTGGCGCGTCTGCACCATCACCGCCCGAGCGCCGCGCTGCACCTGCTCGTTCTGCGAGCCGCGCTCGCGGTTGAACTTGCGCAGCCGCCCCGGCTCCGCCGCTTCGTAGCTGGCCAGCACCGAACGCGCCGCGCGGCGGCGGATGCCGGCCGCCGGATTCATCCAGGCGATGATGCTGTCGATGGGGTTTTTCATCAGGATTCGCCGGACAGGTTGGCCAGGGAATAACCCAGCCCGCCGTTGCCGGCAACCGCCGCGTTCTCGCGGTTGACCTGCGCCTGCAGCTTGTCGATCTGGATTCGCACATCAGCCAGCGCCGCCATCTTCTGCGCGCGGCCCTCGGAGCTCACCTCCTGCGCCTGCAGGATGGCAAGTTCGGCGGCAAGGTAGGCGTCGAGGCGGGTTTGTGTGGTCATGGCGCGCGGCGGGCTGGGGAGTCGCCCCAACTTACCGCGCGCGCGGTTGCAACATTAGGGGCTGGTGCGACTATTTAGGATAGCGGCCACGGCGTCCTGGGGTTTTGGCTGGAAGTGGTTTGAAGTTCTCAGCCGCGCCGGACTCCATGAGCCGCTGCCATTCCTTAGCTGCGTCCATGCTGATATAGGGGCGTGATGCGATCCGGTAGACCTTCGGCCCGAGTCCGGCCTGCGTCAGTTCGTGCAGCCGGCCACGGCTGACGTGAAACGCGGTGCAGAATTCCGCGATTGTGAATACCATTTTTTCCATGTTCGTCTCCCCTATGCTTACTCGCGTTTGCGGATAACTTCGGCCCGGTTGGGTGATAGCGTCAGCGACGCGAGGGCCGCCATCCTTCATCTCCATTGCAACCATCTCAAGGCCACCCATTGACGTGGCGGCATCACCCGCTCCTGTTTCACGCGCCGCCGAACGTCTCGGCGCCGCCCACTTGATCTGTTCCATCAGGCGGATGATCGCTTCCATCTTCCTGTCCCGCCCCATGTCATGGCCTGCTTTCATAGAACGCCGACATTGTCTGCGCTGGAGCGGATCGCCTGCTCGTGCGCCTCAATTTCAGCGAGGTTCCAGCGTGTGCATCCGTGCGAAAGCTTTACGGGCTTGGGGAGGGTGCCTTGTTGCGCCCAGCGCCATACCGTATTTCGGCTGACGCTGTAGCGATCAGCGAGAAATGAATCGCTGACGTACTTTGTTGATGTTTTGGTCACTGGTGCGCTCCTTGGTTATCACATTTTTAAAAGTTACGGCTACTCCACGCCGATCAAACATACCCTACCCCCCCCGCCTAACCGCCCGATAAACCGTAGTCCGATGCACGCCGTATTTGCGGCACAGGTCTTTGATGTTGCGCCCGTTGAACTCGCGGCGGATGGCCGGGCCGATCTGGCTGCGCGGCAGGCCGTGGATGTGGAGATAGTATTCAGTCCCCGCGTGGCCCTGTTTCGCAGCGGAACAGCAGATGGCGCGGGCGAGTTCGTCAGCGGCGGCGGGGGGCATCCCGGAAAACCCCTGCAGGCCCGCGCTGATGACGTCGGTGATGGTGATGAGGCTCATAGTCTGCTGCTCCAGTCTGATTTGGCGGTGATGGGGGCGGCGG